CAGTTGGAACAACTGTATGTTGTTCCAATGGTTTGCTGCACCATCTCGAATTTACCTTTACTTATGGCTCTTAAGGTATTTGACGATCCACCAATCACCAATACCTAAATCCTTACCTTCTAGTTGTAAAGTTTTAGTGTACCCCAAAAAGTCCGGCATGTGTTCGATAGCTTTCTGAGCCTCAGCTTCGATATTGTCCAGAAAGCCTGGGATGTCTATCCCGAGCCGATATTTATCCCTTTTCATGCAAAATTCAACAAATTGTTCTTTCAGAGGATGATATTTCACATTCTCCAGAATAGATAGCTGTCGAAGAGCAACCATTCTATCTGACCAATATTTTGGATTTTGGTACCGCTCGAGGTATCTTAACCTACCTAAGGCGCGGTAAGTTGAGTACACCCCGACGCATATACCTCCTACGCGGTAATCCTTGTGATGCCACCTTCTTAGGTATATGCAATCTTGGGTTGATGCATACTGCTTATCTTTATTCATCTCTTGACCATGAGAGGAGTATGCATGAACTACATCATCCACTGTGATTCCCGGGTAACTAATAATGCCATCATCACCCAGGCACATTGAATGAGGGTTTAATAAAGATTTGGATTTTTGTGCAGCCTCATACTGCAGACACCTGTGTGCTAGTGTCTCATCGGCATTCGTTCCGCCCGAGCCGGATCCCATCCCGTGAAGACCAAACCTCATCTCTGACATGCTCAGTGCCAAAGGAATCATATACTTCACTGGGAATACATCTCTCAACCAGTCACTCGAAGTGGCGTCTTTGGTCAAGATGCTACTCAGTACACTATAAGCAGCATCCTGCAACGACTTATTAAAGTGCTGATCAAATTTACTAAAATCTGTGCACACAATAAGGTCTTTCTCGTTCTTAGTGTCAAATAAGAGCGTTATTTCCCTATCAACTGCTTCCATGCTAACCCAAGCAGGGACCAGATTCTCACGCTGAGCTAACTCAATCAAAGGCTGATATACTTGAAGCTCGCGAATATTAACAGCAAATGGAAACATCCAAACCACACGCTGTTTCGTGTCTTCCTCGCTGGGGCCGCCTTCCTGCCCTCTCCATCCAAGAATTGCGCATGCATCCCAACTGGACTTGTTGAGTATTTGCGCGACAGTGCGTTTGTATGGATATACGACACAGGGAATAGTGTCATCCACTACATTCCGTCTCTTGGTGAAGTACGGAGAACCTGAATTAGTTGATTTCTTCATCAGGTCAACGGTGGTGCGTTGGCTACGCACATGCATACCTTTAATCCGTTTCCATTCTGCAATCACTGCCTTAATTGCACGGTCGGAAATCGGCGAAGATGGAAGTTTTACATCTTCATAGTAAGATTCAATATCTGCCATTCTTTCCTTTAATGGTTTCATGATAGACATGGGACCTACTTTAGATCGTAAATCCTGCTCGTAAGAATACAAAGAGGGCCATTTGTCCTTTATTGATACAAGGACTTTATCCCACTTTGATAGTAAAGATTTGGTAGATTCGCCTCGAGCGAACGGCGTTTCATAGACTTTGGGTTGTCCTCTACGGACATTGCCAAGATATGACTTTAGACTGGTACTGGACTTGAAATAATTATCCAGCAATTTTAAAGATACAATTTCTTTAGGCAATTGCTTACCTCCTTTCTTAAATGTATTTGTAAAACAAAATTTAC